TAAAACAAGTAACTTTACTTACACACAAGGTGAATCTCTTACACTTACTATAGAAGACCAGACCTTTATAGATAGGCTTGAAAAAAACAGTACGCTATCTGTGATATTATACGATGAAACCGTACCCTTGTACAGAGACATTATTAGGTTTAGAGGTGAATTAAATACCGCAAACGAATATACTCAGTACAACAATGAAGATGATTACTTTATTTATGAGTCTGAGCAATTTGAAGAAGATGACCCTCACGTTGATTACGGAGGAGGGGGTGTTAATGGCTCTGAAACAGGCTCTAGTAACGTAACAAGTTATTTACCTACAAACTTAGAAGGTATGACTATTATAGACCTTCCTGATGATGTAATTACACCTAGTGCAGACTACTCTGTTGTTTATGACACTAACAATAATGGTAGAGGTGAGATGAGAGGGGCTGGCTATTCTTATGAGCTTCTTAAGGCTTCTGAAGAGACTCTAGGAGACTTTAAGGTTCGTTCTGCCGAATACGGAACATTTAACAGTAGCCCTTCTAGCTTGGAATCTGTTACTGTTTACCAGTATAACTTCAATAGTAACACAGGAAACACATTCGGATATCATCCAGACCAAAGAAACTTATCGACTAATCCTGATTTGATAAACACACTAGAAAGCTACGCTTCAAATGTAGGTGATTTTAAATATTTTCACTTTATGAACGGAAGAGACTATTCTTTTAGTGATACAGTAACATTATTACAAATGAGAGAAGAAAACTCTCTAGATAACTCCTCATTTGAAACAACAATATATAAAGAGGACTCTATATCTGATTGGGTTGTAGGGATGAGTATTTATTCTGATGCTACAGGAACTTCTATTACTGATAACTATGTAGACACTTATGCTGTAACAAACGATATAGATAGATATCATTTTATATCTAAAAACTCATCAGGAGTTTGGGTATTGGTTAGATGTACTGATGGGATAGTAACTCACGTTGAGGCTGTAGATTCAGTTAACTATGTTAGGTTATCTGAGATGTATTTAGTAGGTATAGTTAATAATCCTTACGAGACTCAACCATCTGGCAGAATTGAAGCATTTAAACCTTGGATACAAGCTAAGCTAGCAGATACTGAAGCTGTTTTTAATAGCAGCTATCAGAGTGTAGATTATACTACTGTTAAGTTTTCTATTTCTGAAAGTCCTTCCAACAGGCAAGGATTCAGAAGGGTTTTAGACTTACAGGGCGGTGTATTAGGTTCTGTAGGAAGTAAGGTATATATTCATACAGGTCCTACAAATATACAAAATGTATTCCATAAGCAATTAGTAAGTGAAGATGCATATAGCTCTCTTATTGGTGCTAGTGATGAACAAAGATATGAAATATTGACATTATCTCCTTGGAAGGACTATGTAAACAACTTAGAGTTCAACGAGCAACCTTGGTTGTTATTAGAAATAGATAAAGCAACTGGTCTTATATCAGACAGAGAGTGGATAAACGTTTAGAAAAATTGTTATATTTATAACACAATAAAAGAAGATGGAAAGTAAAAACATTAGAGTAATAGAATTATCTGGATACCAGACCCCTGTTGTACAAGAACAGTACAATAAAGATTGGGTTAAGTATGGAGAAGATAACAACTATTTCAAGTTGCTTATAGATAATTATATGGGGTCTCCAACCAACTCTCGTTGTATAAACGGTATTGTTGACATGATTGCTGGTAGAGGATTAGAGGCTACAAACAGGCAAGAAAAACCTGAGCAGTATTTAGAGATGAGAAATCTACTAAGCAAGAAGACTGTTAAGCGTATTGCTCACGATTACAAAATGCTGGGTCAAGCTGCTATACAGGTAACCTACAATAAAAGAAAGAACAGAATATTAAAGGTATCTCACTTTCCTATGGAGACTCTAAGAGCTGAGAAGTGTGATGCTAGTGGTATTATAAAAGCATATTACTATCATCCTAAATGGGAAGATTACAAGACTACTGATAAACCAAAGAGAATACCGACATTTGGTAACGGAACTAAAAAGCAACAGAACGAGCTTTACATTGTAAAACCATACAGAAGTGGTTTTTATTATTATGCCCCTGTAGATTACAATGGATGTTTACAGTATTGCAACTTAGAGCAAGAGGTGTCTAATTACCACATAAACAACATTAAGAACGGATTACAACCTAGCTTGTTAATCAACTTTAACAACGGTACACCTCCAGAAGAAACTCAAGCTGCTTTAGAACGCAAGATATATGAGAAGTTTAGTGGTTCAAGTAATGCTGGTAAGTTTATTATTGCGTTTAACGAGTCTCAGGATACTAAGGCAGATATTGAGCCAATACACTTGCCTGATGCACACGCACAATATCAGTTTATGTCTGATGAGGCTAGAGAAAAGATTATGTTAGGTCATGGCATCGTTTCTCCTATACTTTTAGGGATAAAAGATAACACAGGGTTCGGTAACAACGCAGAGGAGCTTAGAACGGCTGCTGTGCTTATGGACAACGTTATTATAAGACCTTTACAGGATGGTATTATAGAAGCTCTACAGGAAATATTAAATTTTAACGGAATTGACTTAGACTTATACTTTATAACGCTACAGCCTATTGAGTTTACAGAATTAGACAATATCTCTACTAAAGTAAAAAGAGAAGAGGAAACTGGAGAGAAACTTAGCTCACAAGTTGAGGAAGAAGAGTCTCTAGAGGAATCTCAAGTTGAACCTAAAGACGAAGAGGAATAATGGCAAGAAAAGCACTATTTATAAGCGTAGCTGATTTAAAGAAAAGGTCGATGATTGAGGGCAATGTTGACTCAAGCAAGATTGTGCAATACATTGAGGTTGCTCAGGATTTGCATATACAAAATTACCTAGGCGGTAAGTTATACAAAAAGATGCAACAGTTAGTTGTTAGCGGTGAAATAGTTGATTTAGATAACGCTAATTATAAGACGTTATTAGACGACTACATTAAGCCTATGCTTATATGGTATACGCAGTCAACTATACTTCCCTACATAATGTTTTCTATAACTAATGGAGGCGTAGGTAAGCATATATCAGAAAACAGCGAAACAGCTACTCACGATGATATGACTTATTTAGGACAAAGAATGAATGATACTGCTGAATTTTATACTAAGAGGTTCTTAGATTATATGTGTAGTTATTCTAACTTATATCCAGAATATACTAGCAGCAGTAATGAAGATATGCATCCTGACAGAGATGTTAATTACACAGGAGGCTGGTACATATAATGAAGAAGAATATAAACATATACAAACCTAAACAGGCTAACATTATTAAACTAAAAGAGTATTTAAAAAAGAACGACAAGGTTAATATTGGTGATTTACTAAAAACAATACAGAAATAAATGACAAATCCTAAACTAGCATTAATACCAAGCGGATACAAGACTGCTACTGTATATTCTATTTTGCCGAATAATGCAGATGGCGATTTTGCTTATGAACGTAATGGTAGCGCAACAAGAGTGCGTAAGGATGGTCTTATTGAAGAAGTTGTTGATGATACACCAAGATTAGATTGGTTGAATAGCGATTGTCCTTCACTCTTACTTGAGCCTCAACGCACAAACATACAAGCGTATAGCGAAAACTTTAGCGGTGCTGCTTGGACACCATCTTTAGTAACTATAACCGCAAACAGTAGCATTTGTCCAAATGGGGAACTAACTGCATATAAATTAGAAACTACATCGTCTGTTGGTTCTTTAAATGGGTTTTTGCAAATTACTGCAAACACAGAATACACTTACTCTCTTTTTGTAAAAGCAGATACAACAAGTATTTGTAAAATTGAGTTGTATGATACAATATCTAGCTCAAGATACTTTTATGGAACGGTTATATTTGATATGGCTACAGAAACAATTTCTACTAGCCTTGCTACCGCAAGTTTTGATAAATTAGATGGTGGTTGGTATAGGTTAAAAATGACCGCTACTTCGCCAAATCCTTTACTAGGTTCAACTGGTGTTCAAATATCTTTAACACAAGCTGGAAGTATATTTATATGGGGTGCGCAGATGGAAGCTGGTGGTTACGCTACAAGTTATATTAAAAACGTAGATGATATTAATGGTGTAACAAGATTAAAAGACGAATGTTTTAACGGTGGCGATGCTGATTTGTTTGACATTACAGAGGGAACATTTTTTGTTGATAGCTATGTTTATAATAGTGGAAATTTTACTACAATAAGTTTAAGTGATGGAAGTGTAAGCAATAGACTTATACTTATATTTCAAAATTATGGTACACAAGTTAGAGTATTTTCGAGTGGTGGAGTAGATAGTTTTTTATATTTAACGTTTGACCAACGAAATAAAATAGCAGTTACTTTTAAAGAAAATGAATACAAGTTTTTTATTAATGGTGCTTTAGTCGGTAGTGATACAAGTGCTACTGTTCCAAGTGGAATGGATAGACTTAACTTTAGCAACAATACAAATGTTTCAAATCATTTCGAGGGTAAAGTATACGATACAAGAGTTTACGATAGAGTATTAACAGAAGCGGAAGCAATAACACTAACAACAATATAATGAGCTGGGGAAAAATATACGAAACAACTTGGTGGGGTAATCCAACAGTAAGCGGATGGGGAAACATTTACTATCCTTATACAGACCCTACACCAACACCTTTCTTTGAGGTATTAGCAGAGAATGGCGACTTTTTACAAACAGAACAAAATGAATATATAATAATAGAATAAATTTAAAAAAATGGCAAATAAAAAATTTAGTGAATTTACAGTAAAAACTGACCCAGCAAATGTTGATTTCTTGGTTGGTTATGATGGTACGGATAACGTCCGTATTGACCCATCGAATTTAGGTGGCGGTGGTGCTTCAGACTTAAATGGTCTTTCAGATTGTTTAGTTGATACCTTATCTTTATATGTAGGCGAAGTGCCGAGTGGTTTGAGTGGCAATCCTCAAGGAAATTTAATTGTAGGTGTAGACGCTGGAAATGCTTTAACAAGTGGTGCTAACAATACTTTATTAGGAAATAATGCTGGTAAAGCCCTAACAACTGCTGCATCAAATGTCATAATTGGTAAAAACGCTGGTCTTGCTAAAACTTCTGGTAGTAATGCTACTATAATTGGTACATCAGCTGGTAGAGATACCGCAAGTGGTAGTTACGTTGTTTTGGTAGGTTCAGAAGCTGGAATATCAAACACTGGTAATAACGCAATCGCTATTGGTTTTGAAGCTGGTAGAGTAAATACTGCTACAAGTACTATTTCAATAGGCTATCACGCTGGTTACTCACAAACTTCTGGAGCACAAAGCACAAATATAGGTTTTGAAGCTGGGTATAGC